ATCACCACTTTTGTTGGCTTCATTAATAAACTCTCTAAATGTTTTCATCAGTTACAATTCCAGCGACGGAGTGCTTTATTGATTCTGGAGTCTGGATCTCTTGCAGTTTTTGCAGAGGTCAGTCTCTTCTTCATACCTTTCATTCTGGAGCAGAATGAAGATCTACGCTTAGCATCTTTAGATCCCTTCTTAAGTTCAGAAGGTTTCTTGGTGACCGCAGTCTTCAGTTTAGAACCTGGGTTCTCTTTACGATAAGCGTTGACTGCTTTCTGACTAAGACCATCGGTCTTGTCCTTACGATTGACAGACTGCCAATCCTCATTCTTTGCCTTTCTTTCATTGTCGATATTGTAATCAACGCCACCATGCTTGAGACGTTGCTTCAAGGTAGAGGGACCATACTTGTCTTGCTTATGGCGAACCATACGCTTATAACGATCAAATTTGTCATTACCTTGCTTATCATACTTTGGTGCTGCTTCATCTACTTTTGATAAATCACCAAATTTTTCGCGATGCTTTCTCAAAGGTTCAGAGTTCTTACGATACTCCTTAGCAGACTCTGGTTTTTCTCCTGGATTAGTATTTAACTTTCTCTCAGAAGACTTCTTTTTGAGATCAATTGCTTCATTTTTATCAAACAAAGGTTTGCCGTCTTTACCTTTTAAAGTGTAGACACCTTTCTTGTTTCCACCTTTGCTTGGTTTTGCATAAGCAGATCCAGCATCAGAATCTTTTCCGCCATGAGACGCAAAACGATTCTCATCTACTTCAACCTCTTCATTCTTGGGACGACAGTCATTTACGAGTTTGCCACCCTTCATCTTCATACCCACCTTTTTGTGGGTCTTCCAGCAAGCACGTTCTTCATCCGCCTGTAGTTTGGCAGCGATTGCCATCTGACGACGCTTCTCTTTGGACTTGCCTTTGAATTGAGGAGCATCAGAATCATAGAAGTCGTCAATGACTTCTCCCATGTCTGCCTTCTTAAGATTTAACTTTTCACCTAATTTATTATCTTTTGCACCCTTTGCCATTCTATCGGCAATGGTTCTCTTTAGTGCTTTTTGCCTTTGACCCTGAGGGTTTGCTCTTGCTGCTGCAGCTGCTTTACGATCTTCATCAGATCCAATCAGTGCATCAATACCTGCTTTTGCTCTATCATCACGGCGCTCTTGTGCTGCCGCTTTTCTATCTGCTCGTGCTTGACGCTTTTGTGCTTCTGCTTTGGAGATCTTACCCCTCTGTGTCGCTTTTGGACGAGGAGTTGCCTCATCCAGTTCAGACTTTCCCAGGCGATCCTCCTCTTCAGTTGCCATCTTATATCCTGCCTTAGCAGCTTTGCCTGCGGTCTTTACACCAGAAGAGAATCCTTTGCCAAATTCTCTAGCACCTTTACCAACTTTTGAAGCAATCTTCTTGGTAGTTTCAATGTCACTTTTTGCTCGTGCCATTGCTTTTTTGTGACGGTCCATTCCCTTAAGAACCGCTCTTGCAACACCATCTAATGCAGATTTCTTTTTAGGTTGTTGCTTCTTAGCAGTTTCTGCTGCTGCTTTGGTTTTTTCTGCAGATGGTTTTTTCTTTGCTGCTTCTCTAGCATCAATTTCTGCTTTTACTTGATCATAAGACTTAGCACCTTTACGTGCTTTCTTTGCTGCTCTTGCTTCTGTCAGATAAGTATCTGCAGACAGACCTTCTACAAAAGATACGAATTGATCAAGACCAAGTTCTTCAATAAAGATATCTACACCATCTTCATTGATACCCTCGTTAAAAAGATATTCTGCAGCGATGTCTGCTAATACCTCTTCTTTTTTGGTTTTGTTGCCCCAGTTCTTAGCACCCTTTTTACGACACTTAACTAATGCACCAGAAGCATATGCACTTGGCCAAACACTGTAGCGTGCTTTTACCTTGTGATAGCAAGCATCCTTCTCACCTGCCGCCTCATCTACTTCTTCTTCAGAAAGATTGGGGCAGCACTTTTGTCCATGAACAGCACAATCTTCACCCTTAGGAGTTCCTGCACATTCTGCCCCTTCTTTTTGAACTTTTAAAAGAGGACTATTAATTGGTGCATAGTTGCTTGGAAGATCAGTTCTTGAGAACGATGCTACTCTTCCGCCTGGATAAACTTTTTCAATCTCCGCTTGAATCTCTGTTCTATTTGGCATTTTTGCCTGAGGGAAGAACATTTTAATCATCAAGGATCTTCCTCTCCACAGAACTACAACTGCAAGAAGATTGCCATATTCGGCAGGAAGTCTGATTGCCTCATCAACTTGAACTTCTTCATTTGCTTTGACGCAATTTGGATATCTCTTACCAAACATAGTCTTCATTCCCTTCTTTTTATATCCTTTCCAGCATTTTTCAACAATATCTTCTGGTTTGATGAGATCAACTACTTCCATAAATTTGTTACCAAAAGCATCTTCAATAGAGAGGGATTCATTAGTTCCACCACCGTTACCACCATTACCACCATTACCACCTTCTCCACCTTCTACAGGTTTATCAATACCAACCTCTTCTGGTTCGCGACCACCGCCACCAAAGCGTGCAGTCATCTTCAAACCCTCAGGTAGTTTCTTACACTTCTTATCAGTGTAGCAGTAGTACATACCCTTACCACACTTCTCTTCACCGAGGATGACATCAACAAGTTTGATACCAGGTACAACTTCTTCTTCAGACACTTTTTTCATGTCTTGAGTACGTCCAGGAAGAGCAGGACCTTTACCTTTCTTCTGCATCATCTTCGCAGCAGTTCTTCCCTCAACGCCACCAGCGTCTGCTCTATTCTGAAGTTTCTTATCTCTCTCGGAACCCTTCTTCGCGTTAGGGTTGATTTCAAAACTAGGCATCTCTAGAAAACACTTTTTTTCTATTTATCTTCATTCAGATTTTTAGCTTGCTGCTTGAGCATTTTTGATAACTCTGCAGTGGATCCGAAGAACATTGCATTATTGGTCACATTTGTAGGACCTTTTTCATCTGCATCCAAGTCCTTTAATTTTTTCTGAAGATCAAGTAATTTGTCAGTTGCATCCGCAACATTTTTGATCAACTGTCCGACTACTTCAAATTGCCTTGCTTGCCCACTGTCTTGAGCAAGTTCTAGTGCAGTATCTAACGCCTCTTGTCCCTTCTCAATGATGGAATAGAGGTTACCTCTTGTGTATTCATAATCCTTAGTTACATCTTCAGATTCTGAAGGTTTTGTTATTTCCTTCTTCTCCTTCTCTGGTTTTACAATCTCCGCTTCCACGTCAAATGTATTGTTAAGGTCTTGAAATTTATCTTTCATAATCAACCACTAAATCCAAAGTTATCACCAGATTCAATCAAATCATTATCTGCCTCTGTAATTAAGTAGACTGCAGTTCCACCAACGTGTTCAGTAGCATCAGTTCTGTACATACCTCTAGATACAGTTAGATCATTACCATCCTTTTTCTTGATGAATAAAGTCTCATCGTCAAGAGTGATATAAGATCTAACAGGTACATTAGAAGCATCATCTACTTTAATGACACCTGTTCCCACTAAAATGTTTTCAGATATATTAGTAACAATAGTTCCACTGTACGCCTTTGTTGCTATTGGTTTTTGATATACAAGATCTCTTCTTGCATCTGGACTTGGATCTCCACCTGCAACACCAATAGAGACTCTCGTAATGATGTCTCCTTTGCTTTCTGGAACAGGTCCAAAGAGATGTGTTTTAGCACTAAACTTCAAAGTATAAAGTAAAACTCTTCTTGAAGTAAAATCACCATCATAATTATCCTCAAAAGATACTGATTCTAATGTGATGGGAATATCTCTTTTTTCTCCGATAGATTCAACTAAATCAATCGTGAGATTAAAATTTGGTTGAAAGTAAGGTAAAATTTGTTCTATAATCTGAAGAGCATCATCATTTAAGAGTGTCATAATAGACAACTCAAAGTCCATATTGTATGGAACAGGATGATACATTTTACGAATTTCTTTAGCATCTCCAGTTAAAGAAGTTGCAAAATGTTGAGTTGATGCTAACTTTCTAGTAGAGTCATATGAGACTCCAGTAAACTCAAACGACATTCTTGGCAAACTAATTTGAATTGGTTTATTCAAATCTGGTTGCTGTTCAAGACGTGCTAAAAACTTTTGAGTAGGACCATATGCCAAAGGAACTTTGATAATCTCGTTACCATCCCTATTGATTTCAATATTATTGAATAATGTTCCAAACGCAATCACCGTCTTTCTAAAAATTTGGTGATAAAAATGATCAAACATTGTCTAGACTCCTACGGATTACCAAATGGATTAGATTCACTAAAATCAAGTATCTTATCTGCTTCTAATTCAATGGTATTGTTTTGTGCAAATCCATCTTCTGGAATGTTAAATTTATTTAGGTCAATATTAGCGTAAGCAGCTCCACTAGATTGTCCTATGATAGATTCACCAGATATAAACTCTCCAGTAATATCTTTTAATTTAAGTACTTGAGTAACTGCATTCCAGGAATTTACCCTTGCAGTTGCACTACTTGCTGAACCAATAACATCTTCATTGGTGAGGTATGTACCATATCCAACATTTTGTGTTGGTCCAGCAATTCTAATTTCAGGAACACCTTCAAAATATCCTCCAGCATCATCAACAATTAGAGCAGTCACCTGACCTAATGTATTAATTCTTGCTCTCACTCTTGCATCTATTGTTGTACTTGCAATACCTGGTGCAACAACAGTAACTGTTGGAATGCCAATATATCCGCTACCACCACTGGTGATTGTGATGATACCAACTGCATCGTCCGCTAATTGTGCAATAGCAAATGCTCCAGATCCTCCTCCACCATGGAATGTTACTCTAGGTGCTACAGTATAACCAGATCCAGGATTAGCAATTTCAATCCTCTGAACTCTACCTTTATCTGGACTTGGTTCGCAAAGATCAACAATACCATCTATCATTGATGCAATACCAACAGCAGTTACACCTCCACTGGGTGCTGAAGTAATTGCGACTCTGGGAACAGATTCATAACTTGCACCACGTCTACTAACAATAATATTTCTAACCGCACCATCTGGAATTAATGATGTGATTGCTGTTGCAGTAGAACCAACTCCAACCATATTGAAAGTCTGTACATATCCAGCATCAATAACATTGTCATCGATTTCAGAGATACCAGTATCAATCTCTTCATCGTTGTATGCAAAGAGTTCTAATCTAAGTTCATAAACATAATTCTTCTGTAACTGCCAGAATGGTTTTTCGTGCTCTACATACTTAATTTCAAACAACCTATCTCCCAATGGGAAGTAAACCAAATCACCCTCCTTGGGTCTGGTTGTTAATTTGGTTTTATCTATAGTTGCTATTTGTTGTTGAACTACAGATTCATAACGTTCCTTTGATATTATTAACGTTAAATCATCTACTTCCTGAACACCAAATTTTGATAACAGTGTTCCAGCTCCACTAAATCCTTCGTAGGTATCAACGTAAGCTTCCAAAGGAATTGCCGCACTAAACTCTGAGCGAGACACTTCTTCCATAACAGTTTTTTCATTTACATATACTCTGGGAATATAGTAAATTTCTACACCGAACATTTTTAGTTGTTCGTTTACTAAATCTTGGATTAAATTTTGTTCCCCAGAGGAACCGTGTAAAAAGAATGGATTTAGTGCCATTTTATTAACCAATCATGTCTAATGGTGGAAGTTCGTATGTAGAAGACATCTTGTCTATCAGAGCATTTAACTCATTCACACCATCGTCGTAAATTTGTCTACCATTTAATTCTGTTCCACCAGGAAGTTTTACTCCCTGGAATTTGATTAAGTTCTGACCCCACTGCTTCTTGAGAGCAGCAGTAACATACTTCTTGAGGAATGAATCACTCCACACTCTGGGAGATTCATTTGGATCAAGAAGTCTATAACAATCAATAACTAAAATATCACCTGGATCAAGAGAAGACCAGTCCATATCCATGTATAGTCTATCTTGTCTCTGATTAAATCTTATTTGCTTTTGTGTAGTTAATAAGAAGTCAATATCTGATAATTGTCTCTTGACCATAGAATATGTCAAAAGTTCAATAGAACTAAAGTGATATAGGTCATTTAAGAACAACTGATATTTGATATTAAACATTCCACTAGAGAGACTACTAGATCCCTCAAAGTGGAATATTTTAGTAATTCCGATAACTTGTGGAGGAACTTGAATGAAGTTCTCAGTCTCATGGAAGTTATAAGTTCTTCCTGCACTATCTGTAGCAGAAGTAGTTGCAATACCAACACTTCCCACTTTAGATCTTGCTCTATCAATATCCGCTTGAGTTACTTCATACTTTAAAAAAGTTTGAACAACACCATCAAAATGTCGTTCATAAAAATATTGTAAAGAGTCATCAATAATATCATCGATTTGTTCATCGGCAACGTTGATCTCCAGCACAGGAGCACCTAGTTGCCTCTTTGCGTAGTCAATCAGTCCTTGTCTGCTTGCTGGAGTTGCCATTTACTTGTCCTTGTTTATTAATTGAATTAAGAGATCCTTGATTTCACTGACATCATTTTCTAATTTATCAAGTCTCTCTCTTTCTTTACCTTTTATCCTTCTCAATCTTTTATAATGATCATAAGATTTTTCATCTTTATTGATTATTGCATTGGAAACAGTATCCCTTACGAGATAACTGTTTCCTTCAACTTTCAAAAATCTTTGGTCTTCCATATTATGCTAATGCAATAACTCTGAGGTCTTTGATTCTTGGTGGATACGCCTGGTTTGTGGATGTGCCGACAAGTTTGATAGTAAAGTACTTAAATTCTGGTAAACTATCAATACTAAATTCATAATCACGATATACCAGATTTTGACTTTCTGATGCCAACTTATCAGTCTTTGGAACTCTCTTATCAGGGAGACCATCACTATTTGCAAATTCAATAATCTTACCATTAGTATCTAGATTGTTGTATCCAGGGAATGGATAGTACAATGGTTCAAGTTCTGGAGTATTACTAATAGAATAGAATGCTCTAATATCATTAAATGTATTCACATATCCAGAGAGAAGAACTTTTATAGAAGTTGCTGGATTTTCCAACTCAACCTGTTTGTTAGCGTAAATAAACGCTGTAGGATCATCATCAATGTTTGCGGTTCTTCTATCAGTTGCATAATTCGTGATAGGAGAATTGACTCTGTTTGAGATCAGAACCATTCCAACTCTATCAAGATCAATAACAGGTGAAATGTTATTGTTTGCAGTAGATAATGTAAAGGTAAGTTCCATAGACTTATCTGCTGGCAGTCCGCTTGGTTGCTGGAGTTCGTTTACCCTAGAACCAATAATTCTTGCTTCAGGCAGATAAGTATCTTCTGTCAAGTTGATTGGAGTTGAATCAGTTTGCTCAAATGATAACTCAGTACCATCAATACTGGTTCCGCTGACACCTTTCAGTTCCGCTTTAATAGAAGTTCCTGGAAGTGCCATAGTTTGAACAATTGGTCTTACTGCTTCATATTGAATATTTTGTGTAGCAGTAACCTGAGGTCCGCCTTCAGAAGAATTAACATTAATAAAGAGTTTGGGGAATCCAACACCAGTACTTCTATCAGTACCATTCTTAGATGTATCAACCTTAATATAGTAACTATCAAACGCAATAGAGCGAGCAACTAAAGCATCTGAGAGTGTATGATCAGTATTAACTCTTCTAAGAGAAATACCACTATTTTCATACTTGCTGATGTTTGATTTATCTGGATAGGTAAAGGAACCTGTCCCATCAACACCTCTAGTAATTCCTGTCAACTGACCGTTAGAAAGACCAGTGTAAGAAATAATCTCATCATCAATAATTGCATATCCTGGATTTGTAGATGCAACAGATACATTTTCAAAAGTCTCAAATCCTGCGGTGCTAGCAACACTAATCGATCCAGAATCTGAATTAGTATATTCAGCAGTCAATGTAGTTGGTCTTCTATCACTTTGAACTCCTTGAATACGGACGATATTGCGAGTATCGTGCATACCATGATTCTTATGCTGTACATTAATATGAAGACCATCTCTATCGAGAGATTCAAGTTCAAAATCTGCTACTTGGATATCATTTGAAGCAAGTGATACCATAGTAGTAATTCCTGTTGTAGGACTTACATATTGAAGTGGTTTTGCAGCATTCAATTCAAAGTCACCTTGAACATTTTCAAGGAACAATTCATTAATACCATTAACTGAAGTCAGAGACAATTCAAGGTTTCTGCCGAGAGACTGACTTCCAACAGAGTCAACGAGGAACACATCACCAACTCGATAACCAGATCCTCCATTGTTAATGGTTGCCGCAATAGCAACACCGTTAGTACCACCAGAAGCACCAATTGTGATATCGGCAGTAGCATTTCTTCCTCTACCAGAGAAAGTTCTGAGTGCTACATTACTGAAAGTAAGTTGAGTACCATTAGACGGAGTATATCCAATACCAGCATTAGTAATTGTCAGATTACCAGAGGCAGAACCACCAGCACCAACATAATCACCACTAGCATTAGTATTCTTCTGAATAATAGTGTTACCTTCAACAAAGTTTGTCGTGTTGACAATATCATTTGTTGTAACAACCAAAGATCTTGAATTGAACTCAAGAGGATCTTGAACAAGAGTAGCGATCTGATTATTACCTAATCCCAACTCTGGGTTATAGAAGGATACAGTAGCAGTATCATCAAAACTAGCAGTATAAAGACGGAATTTCATGTCTTCATATTGACTAGGAGTCCAAGTAGAACCATTCTGAGATTTAAACAGAGATCCGAGGTGTGGTTGTGAAGACACAATTACTTGTCTAGACTCTGGTTGCAGAAGAGTACTCACATCGACTTCACCCATTCTAGAGATCCAAGCAGTGTACTCATGAGAGTTAGAGAGCAGGACAATAGCGTGCTCTGCTTCACCATTCAGATAAACTGGGGATGGGAAAGTAACTTTGGTTGGAATGCTTGCATCATGAGTTTCAATTACATCTGCAGGGTCAAGAATTACTTCACCGAACGGATAGATTTGCTCAGATGGCACACCTGCATTCATTGGACGCAGTTGAACGATCAGTGGCAAAACTGGATCCTTCGTTCTAATGAAGATATCAACCTCTGTAATGAATGAACCTGGATCATCTGCAAGTGAGAATGACTGTGCAAGGGGATCCTTACCTCTACGACGACGTGGCGGTCTGGGTGGACGCCTGGGCGGACGTGGTGGTCTGGGCGGACGCCTGGGTGGACGTGGCCTTGGTCTTCTACGTCTTCTTCTAACGGGTCTTCTACGTACCCTACGCACACGTCTAACAATCGTTGGACGGCGAATGACAACTCTTCTTCTTCCACCACCACGTCTTGGTGGGTTGGGTGGAGCAGAAGGTGTAGGACGTGGCGGTGGTGGTGGCGGTGGCGGTGGGGGAGGAGGAACTGGTAGTGGTGTTGTACTAGTTTGAGTGGAGTTAGTTGACGTTCTAGTTACTCTTATATCAGTTGCTGGTTGAGTTTCAGAGGCAGCAACTCTCTCAAATCTGGGACTTCTAGTAGACCTAATGGTCTCTTGCATATTGTTTATTGTACCAGAAGCAAAGTAAGATTCTTCGCCAGAGGTATCAGTAAGACCAGCAATTTGACTGTTTGTAGAGTTACTAGTCAATCTAAAGATTTTAGTACCAACTTCAAACTGAGGATTGGTTGATACATTTGGGTTTGGAATAAAGAATGTTCCAAGAACTGTACCAGCAGTATCGGTTACCAGTTTAACTGCAGTGACTTCTGCTTCACCAGAAGCACCACGCAATCTCATACCTTGCGTAATAAATCCTGTATATAGGGATTGATTACTCTCTGCAAGAGATCTAGTATCTACATTAAGAATTACAGAAGAACTAGAATAGTTTTCTGGAATCGTATAGTTTTCATCATATGGACTGGTAGTGAATGTGTCTGTTGGTGCCGTAATCGGACCATACTTATGATTAGACTGGGCAACCCTAAACGAAATTCTTGGTTGAGTTGCACCAAGAGCAGCACCAGTAATTGTACCAGTGACTCTTTCTCCAACATTGAATGATCCACTGATCATTCTAATCTCTATCAGTTTTGGTACGACATATCTGTTTACATCTGTACCATCAAAGAATCCATAAAGTCTTGTTCTTGGTTTGAATCTCTTACCTGTGAACTCAACATTACGTGATCTCATAAATGGAACCACGTCAGTGCTTACAACTCTATCGCCTTCATTTCTAGTTTGTACTTGCTCAGATACTCTAAGTTGCTCACCAGTTCTAGTACGAGTACCAGTTCTAGTTGTTGTAGTGGTAACTGTAGTTCTTGTGTTGTTTGTTTGAACTAATGTATTTCCTCTATTTTGGACAGAAGAACCAGTAACAACAGTTTCCGATTGAGAAGTGGATCTACTTCCAGTCCAGGTTGTTGCCCAAGCACCCCATCTAGCAGGACCAAGACCAGTTTGAGCATCATAACCTGCAAATTCTAATTGAAGTCTTGTTTGAGTGTAGTTATCTACTTCAATTCTTTGTGGTTGTAATCTAACTTGGTCAATCCAAATATCAGATGCTGGGAATAGTTCAATATTACCAGTGTAAGATACAACGAGATATGGAACCACATTCTCAACTCTTGTTGCGAATGGTTGCTCAATTTCAAGTTCGGAGAAGTAATTAATAGTCAATAACTGACCAGTTCTTCTAAAATTGGATCCAATTAAATCATCAACTAAGGCAGGATCTGATATGACAGAAGTAGTTCCAATTCCAAGCAGAGATCTAGATCCAACAAGAAGATCAACTTCAGTTGTAAAGTGTGATGGTCTTAATTCTTGATTTACTGGATCAATTGCATTAGTGACTCTACCACCTTGCAATTGATTTGTTCTAGTTGTAAAGTTATCTACAAATATACCAGACTTAAATCTTGTTAGACCAGTATCGTCAGTTATATTAAGAGCATCGGTCTTTGCCTCAAGCAGAGATAGTGCAGTATAATACTCAAGATTTTCAATTCTATCTTCTAAGAGAGCAATGTCTTGCATTCTATATCTCTTATGAGATTTTAGAGATATAGATAGATTTTCAGCATTACACAGATAGGGTGGTAATCTAACTGTACCGACCTCTAGTGCATTCTCCAATGCAATTGGAGGGAGAGGAGACTCTGAAGGAACACCTTCCAGAAGTTGGAATCCACCATCAGGTTTAAAGTAGATCTTATCTATTCTTGGAAGATAATAAGAATAATCAATAAGAATAGATTCGTCAGACGCTAGAATATTCTTAGCAGAGTTTGTTCCATCACCAAAAACTCTTGAATTAAATTCAAATGGAGATGCTGTAGTCGAGTCTGGATCAAACTGAGTAACTCTTGGTCTAATGTCAATAACGTCAGTTGCTCTAGTATTATTTTTAATAATAGGCAGTTCACAATAATTTAATTGATTATATGATTCAATAGTAGTAATATCACCTTCTGTACTATCAGTATACTCTGCTGACTGGAAAACAATTCTTAGAGATTTTTTGGGATCTTTAGTTCCTGTTCTTCTGATTAGTCTAGAATAATCAAGAATAGTGTCACGTTGACCAGAATCTAAAGTATATCTATTAAGAATATTGTTGTCACCTGGAGTAAAATCATTAATTGTTGCTGTGATACCAGTAGTCTCTGAGAGAACAGATTCTCCGTTCTCAAACTTAATATCATTGACGTATACTATATTTAAAATAGAACTTGATTGTCTACCATAAACAATTGCTATGGCACCAGATTTTTGTCCTGTAATTTCTTCACCAATATTGTAATCATCTGTTTTACCAGTTGGTCCATTTAAATTAAACAATGAAATTGTTGGAAGTTCTGGATTACCAGTATCACTAGATTCAAAGACACCATATACTTTAATTACATCTGGTTCTAACAGACAGATTTCTCTATCTTGCACCCTGAGACCATAACCATATGAACCATAGATCAATCCATCATTTAGAGTTGTAGATCCAATACCAGAAGATACTAATTTGGATTTATTTACAATGATTGAATTTGTTGTTTTTGCCTGCTTGACTTTTGCCTTTACATTGGTCTTTCTAAGAGTTGCAATTAATCTTGCAGGACCAGACTGTTGTTGCAATCCAAATATTCTTAATTCTTTATTACCATTTGTGAATCTTAACTTATCTGAGGTTAACTCTTCAAAAGATCCATTATTGTTAACAAGAACATATCTCTCTTCATCATATGGAAGGAAAGTCTCGTTCTCTCCTGCTTGAATTGTATTAGTTGCATTTGCAGTGAGAGTTACGGTAAATTCTTTCTTAATTGTAAGTCTAGATGATTCTAAATTTACAGAAGCAATAAATTCTTTTGGTAACGGAGTATATAAAGTGTTATCGGACGAAGATTGAAACTTCGTGTTGAATACTGCAAAATCTGTTGGTGTAATAGTCGATGTCGGAAGACCACCATCATTAATGTTAGATACAGTTGTAACACCGACAATAACAAAATTGTTATCATCAATAACTTGTGTAATTTTAGCAAATGTTCTAACACTAGTGCTACCAAGGAGACTATTGGTAAACGCTACCATGTCACCTGGTTTGATCTGGTTATTAATTTCAGTGACACTAGTTACTGTTGAGACTCCTGGTGCTGTTCCAGATTTGGGTGAGATAGTTACGCTTGGAAGAGCAAGTCTAGAAGATGCTTTAGTATCTCCATTGAAGGTAATACCAGTTCCAACAGAACAATAAAGTGACTTTGCATCACCTACACCAAAGGTTGTTACTGCTGTAGATACTCTACCATCAGATATACCATTAAAGGATAACTTTTCTCCTTTAAGGAATGTACCTTTAGTTCCATATACTGTAGCAATACCACTAGAACTATTAAATCTTAAGTGTCCAGTAGCACCACTAGATCCACCTTCAACATAAGTTGGTACGGTTAAGGTTGCTGGATTGTTTAATATAATTTCAGTATATGGTTGAATATCATAGAGGGCAATGTCCCACTCATTGAGTTCTGGAGCCAAACTAGAGTATGATCCAGATTCAAGAGCATAATCATATACTCTAGCAACACCAATCTCTCTACCTGCAGGATCAGTCGCTACAGATCCAATTCTATCACTTCTGAGACTAATTACAGAAGATGTACTAAATCCAATTCTTGGTGCTCCAGTAACCCTATTAAGAGTCAAAGTTGGTCCAGTAAAGTAATTTACTGCTTGCTCAGTTAATCTTTTTGTAGTTCTGGTTTTAGGGAAGTCAAGATAATGTATGGTTTTTGAATCACATTCAAAACCACGAATGAATGCTTTACCTGGAGATATCTTATAAGTTCCTAAGTCCTCACTAGGTATGTTTTGGTTATATGTTAACTGATCTTTTGTGAATACACCATTGTTGCCTCTCATATCATTGAGAGACTCTCTAGCATGAATGGAAAATGGTTTTACATAGAAGTCGCCAGATTGATCATATGTCCTTCTTGCTAACTCCTCTGCTAATTCATTGTATTGAGTTTTATCAGTAATATGCTGAATATCACCATTTCTGATGATCATTAATTCAGCAAAGTTCTCATTCTTTGTTGCTTCAATATCTAATTTATCTAAAGATGCTGAGATTTTTAATCTATCTGCACCAGGTGCAGCATAGTTATTAAATCCTTTTGCGTTATCAGTAAGAGTCGCATCTTGACCTGATGTAACAATCTCTTCAAAAATTGTTAATCCAACTCTATAAGATGGGTCATTCTTATGTGCATCTAAGATGAGTGTTTGAGCAGGAACTTTTACGAAGGTCCCTCTCAAAAAATATACACCTTCACTTAAAAAGATAGCAGATCCAATGGATGTTGCGTTTGTTGGGGCAGTTTTAGTAATTGCCTGACCAGCTTGAAGAGTTATACCAGTGTCAGCAGTAACTGTGCTTTCTAAAAGAAGAACTTCGTCATCATCAAATACATCTTTTCCAGATACTCCTCCACCAAGATATTGAACAAAAAATGTTAGATAATCTCTTTCAGATTCATCTCTTTCGCCGTAGAATACAATTTTTGCTCTTACGTTAGAGTTTTGTCCTATGACAACTTCATTAATTAAATCTTCGGCATTTGTATCAACATCTAATCCAAGATATTCATGCTCTACTTCAACACTAGTTAACTCATTATTGTAGTTAATTTGACCAGGGATAACCATGGAACCCTCTTTGAAGAGGTGAGTTCCAAGTTGCTCTACTTGATCTTGCAGAATAGACTGTAAAGACGTTAACTCCCTAGCCTGAATCGGCAACCCTGGTTTGAATAATACCTTATAGTAATTATCTTTCGGATCAAAGTCGTCAAAATAAGGAGATACGTTTAGGTTAGTTTCTTGTGGCATAATCCTTTAGAATTGCAAAATAACTTTGATATCTTCTCTTTGGTTCACAGACCTAAGAATGGAGGGTCTGTTATCTACATACAGTACTGTTCCAGAATATTTTTTGATCTCTGGATCTGCAAGACCATCAATAAATGTCTGACCCAGGTAGTATGTTTTATTATTTATGACGGTACTAATACCTGGATTGGTGTCATCTCCAAATCCATCATCAATGTATAATTCTTTAGATCCACCACTAATTTTAAGTGATCCACCCGATATAAATCCAGCAGAAAATTCATTCAATTGTAATCCATAAGTTGGATTTGCTCTCTGTGTACCATCAGTGTTAAAACCAACTAAAGATCTATCTTGCCAATATTTTAAAACACCAGTTTCTGCATTATATGAGACAACTCTTCCAACGGCAGTTACTCCAGTACCAACTGTTTGTGTAATTACGGCATTTTGTTCAAACGTTGTTGTTTTATAATCATCTTGGTTTGGTGGTAATCCTTTAAGAACAATTCCATACAAAGCACTAACTCTATCCTCAGTAAGAACTACATTGGACTCAAAACCCTCTGGATTCTCAACTATTCCAATTCTTGCTACGTTAGTTCCAGTAACAAAGTCTGGGTTTTGTTCATTATTTTCAATTCTAGAATAAATTAGAACGTTTGTTGAACCAAGTTCTTTGTAAATATCATATCCATGACCACCTTGAGGTGGTATGATAACATCAAAAGTAGGAGTGGTTGATCCAACGGGAACATTACCACCAATCAAGTCTACTGTACCATATGTATATCCACTACCACCACTAGAAATTGTAACAGATTCAACCTTTGAATCATTGTTGATAACGATAGTACACTCTGCTCCAGTTCCGTCACCCCTGATAGGAACTCTAGAGTAAGTAGTGTTAGCAGGACCTACAAGATAACCTCTATTTGTAATGGTAATTTGCTTTAATTGACCACTAGTAGTTGCGTTAGATCTAACTGCTTGATATTCTGAATTAGTTTCCCAATCAACTGGAAGAGGAATAAAGTTCAAAGAGTCAAATTTAATAATATCACTAGGACTAATTGTGTAAAGATATTTCCAGAGATAACCATCACCACTAGTACCAGCAACTCTTGGTTCTAAATCAGTGAATCTTGGTTCATCAAGAGATGGTCTTCCATTTGGATTTTCTGGATCCGCACCATTACTAAGGCAAATATAAACTCTAAATTCACTGTTTACAATAAAATAATTTGATGCGTAAAGACTTGTTTTATTTGATGGTTTGGATAGATTATTTCTATTTACATCATGTCTGTAGGCGTCGTAAATTGTAGCAGATGCCCACTGTATTTTTCTAACCACAGGACGAACATCATCTGCACCAATTTTTTTTAGTGCAACCATAGTATCATAATAAAAATTATTGTCATCAAAACAATCTCTTGGAGCAGGAGGAGAAGTGTCCCAAGTAGATGCAACTTCCGTTGCATTAGGTAGTCCTAAAAAAGTGTAATATGACTTGTTGGGATCTCTAACTTTTTCAATAAAGTTTCTAGCGTTATTAACTCTCAACAAGTCAGTTATAATAGCAGCCATTGGGGGTGACGGTCTTTTTCTATGATCTATTTATCATGAAATGTAACCCTTATATTTTATTGGATTTTTTCTCCTTATAATTGGATTAGTTCCAATACCAGACTGACTAGTTCCATTAGTTGCTGCAAACTCTTTACGCTTAGTTCTTACTGGCAAACCAATCTTACCAAAACTATAAGTTCCGTAGAACGCTGTTGTTGCCAGACCAACAACATTATTAGAACCAGCACTCTGAAGAGCAACGACCACAGTAGATACTGTGGTTCCAAATCCAACAGTTGTTCCAAGACCATTAATTCCTGCGGGAATTACTGCTTGCTTTGTGGAAACACTAATACATTCATATACCATGTCTGCATGTAATGTTGATATTCCGATTACAGATCCATCAGAACCAAGAGATGTCTGGGAGGCACCAACAAAGTTTGTATTATTTAACTGGAAGAAATCTCCAGGTTGAATTGTTGTAAGAGGAATATCCAAACTTCTTCTAATTTCAGAGTCCATTGGAATAAAGAGATCTAAAGCAACACCAATACTGGTTCCAGCACCTATAGTAGTTGTTCCAACTCCAACTACTAATCCATAATCACCCTGGTAAGTTACAAATTGACACTCTTCATGATATCTCACTGGGGGAGCAACTAAAACTTGTGGTGGTTTAATATCAGCAACAGTAAATCTTACTGGCGAACTCAAACGGAATCCTCTCGCAGAAGTTCCAAGTCCAACATTATCAAAAGTGTCTATGAATAAAATATCACCTGTCTTATAATCTTTTCCACCTTCTTTGACACTGATACTCGCAACATTGAAGTTTATAGGACTTATCTCAACATCGGCAACTGCACCAACACCAATACCAGTTTCAGACTTAAGTCTTGCACCAACAAATTTATTTGTACCATCTTCTATAGTTGGTGGGAATCCTCCACCCTGAGATTTTACAGTTATGGAACTTACTGGACCACTATCATACCCAGTTCCGCCAGCACTTACGTTAATTTGAGTAATTGTTCCAGCAACACCAATTTGAGCACCAGCAAGTGCTTGATCCCCAACTATAGGTGCTTGAATAGTTACTTCTGGAGCGGAAGTATATCCATAACCAATATTGTCAACCAGAACATTTGCAATTGTTCCGTTCACACCAAATACTGCTGTTGCAGTAGCGCCAGCAACTGTATCTGTGATTGCTAATTCAACAATTGATTTTTCTTTTGTTCCAATACCTTCATATGGATTATCAAAGAATGGGCGAACACTATTTACATATGCAATACTATCGCCAGCACCCACTGTTCTGATAATATTGGTTGTTGGATTAATGACTGGTTCATAGTATACTCTATCCTTACCAATAAATTCTGAGTCAATAATTTTGTCAACAGTTTGTTTAGACCAAGTTAAGGGCCTTTCAAACAATTCATTTAAGGTAACACCTTGACCAGCATAGTTATTAGTAATAACTTTATCTGCTGCTTTGATTTCCATTACCAATCTAGGATCTTCAGTAAATGTTGTAGATTGGTTACTATAAAGTTGCAACTCATCTCCAACCTCTACAGAAGGAAGAACATCTACAGTTTGAACGTCAATTGTTTGTGTACCAGTGTACATGAATAACTTAGCAGTATCTCCCTCAGTTGAAAATCCAATTGTTCCACCTTTAGGTGCCTCTGTAAATCTAATTGTGCTACCACCAGTGAACTGATAACCTTCTCCAGGAGTCTGTAGAATATCATTAATAAAAACTAGGAGGTTTGATTGTAAATTAATACCAGAATTTGCTTTTGCAAAGAATGAGATTGGTTCTGCATTCACTGATAGTGGGAATAATCTTCTTGAACCGTTAAAGAATTGATCAATTTCGTCAAGAACAATAAATTCACCAACATTCCAACCAGAGAATTTAGATTGGAAGGTAGTTTCAACAGTTAATTCAAATGGTTTGAATGATCCAACACCAACAAATTCATGCTGATATCTTTGACTTTCGACAGATGGACCAGCAAGTATTGTAATACTATCAGAAGTGAATGATGTAATTCCAACAGATTTACCATATACTCTATCTTTAAATGGTCTTGGATATGCTTCAATTCTGTTATAATCATCTAAAGAACATTTGAAAAGAAGGGATTCGTTGGCGAGTCTGATACTATTTGCCGTTGTTAAGTTATGAGTTCCAATTGTAAGAACTGATAAACCTGTAGCGGGATCATAAGTTGCATCATGAACTGGATACTTAACGAGAGTGCTAATACCAACAAACAGAGTGATGGTATTTGTAGTTGTAGTTGTGATTCCAGTAACAATTCCAGCGATAGGATCAGTTGATTTTGGATAGAATGTTGTGGTTGAATCGCCATCCATTCCACAAGTAAATCCTAAAGTACCTGTAGCAATACCGACTGTATTTGAGGTTGTATAAGAGTGACCTGGAATAGTCAGGACCAGTAAACCTGTAGATCCACTATACGTGGCATTAGTTGGAGTAGTTGTTCCGATACCTGTTACGGTTACGCTACCTTCAACAGCACTTACAAAAGTATGTGGATAGTCGCCACCAGCAACAACAGGAAGAATTGCGTTGGAAGTCTTAGTTGCAAATGTTGGAATACCAGTTGTTCCACCAACAGCAACAGTTAGTTGATCTGTGTCTCTGTAACCATAACCAAAATTATTTAATTCAAAGGTTAGTATTTGAGAATCTAAACTTGGCACTAAATCAACCGTGGCACCTGTTCCTAGTCCAACAGTTCCTTCTTTATATACAAGAGGCACATTGTAGTAACTTGATGGCGCATCGAATATTACTGGTAGTTCTTGAGTTACCTTTCCACATCTCTTATAGAAGTGTGTATATGGCGATTCTCCACTATCAATTATAAATGTAAAGTCATCTACAACCTTAATAACTGAAGTTCCACTTGCAGCAGGATCAGAACCTGTGGGTGAATTATTAATTTGTCTAGGAGCAATAATAATTTCCTCGACTATACCACCTGAACTATAGAATGTTGGAACTGTAGTAACTCCAACGTTCAGTTCAAATTCACTATTACTATTAATCTTTGTTACTTGCGTTCCACAGTAAGTTGGATCACTAATTCTTGGATATGTATGAATTCCAACTCCACCATCTAATGCACAAGTAAATCCTAATCCAGTTAAGGATACGTCAGTTCCAACTTTTAACTTATGTCCGAAGATTAAGTTACCACCACTAACATAAGTATGAGGAATGGTTGATACACCAGCATTAAATGTAAGTGTATACCAGTCTGGAGCAGAAATGATACTGAACGTATCTCCAAGAGGAGAATTTTGCTGATTTCCTGGGAAGATATTTGTGGTAATACCAACCTGAACAACACCACCAGAGACATAAGTATGAGAGATTGTAGATGGTCCAACATTAACTGTAAATGAAGTTGTTGTACCGACTGCTTGAACTCTAAAGAAGTATCCTTGAGATCCATCAGGGAACATAGTAGTTGTGAGACCAGCAGTTACTTGCCCAGCATCATTTTCAACATAAGTATGAGGGATAGTCGATACACCAACATTTAACTCGAATCGATCAGATGCAATTACATTAGTAACTGTAAATGTATTACCTTGTGTTCCATCTGGGAAGATTGTAGTTGTGATACCAGATCCTCCTGGACAGGAGAATTCAAGGTTATCAAGTCTAATATCGCTACCAATTCCTATAATGCCAGTAATAGGATCAGAAGTAGTAATTGTAGACAGACCAGTAACATTGTCATACTGGAACTGTGTAATAGTAAACGTCTGTCCATATCCAGTTGCTCCTCCAACGTTACAACTAAAGATAAGTTCTCTCATCTTAAAGTCATCACCATTGCTGAGTCCATGAGCAGCATCTGTGATGATTTCAGCGACACCATTAGTGTTGTTGTAATTAAATCCAACAACACCAATAGTATTACCATACCCAACACAAGAAAGTGCTAAACCAGCAAGACTAAAGCTTCTTCCAATAGCAGTCATTGGAACAATCTTCATAGGTTCTATTGTGTTTATAGTGGCAATACCTGATACATTGTCATAAGTTAAGTTACTTACAGTAAATGTGGACAATCCAGTAGTAACTGTCATGATGCCAGTTACATTATCATAAAGAGCATTAGTAACGTCTACTGGTGGATAATAATCGCAAGTAAATGCCGCACCAACAATAGTTACTTGGGAACCAAGACTTAAATTATGTGCAGTAGTGGTTGTAACTGTAGTTATTCCAGTTACGGAACTATAACCAATATTTGATATCTCTCTAGGTGCGTAGAATACTTGTGAATTTGTAATTGCTACTCCAGTAACATGACCATCAACAATAGTTGCAATACCAATAGATGTGATGTTTGATTCAATCAAACTTGCAGTTTGTACACCAACAGAGACAGTTTGAAGACCAGATCTATAACCAGACCCACTATTACCAATTGCAATAGCAGTGACTGTTCCTGCTGCAGATACAACTGCAGTACCGCCTGCTGAAACTAATGGTTGTATTCCATATCCTTCTTCAGATGCAACGCTAACAATTACACCACCTTTTGGTGTTTTATTGACGTTAATATCATTATGAATAGATGGATCTGTAATTTCTCCATTGAATCCAAGAAGTAACTGACCACCACCTGCTTCAAGTTTGTAATCACCTTCAATATTGGTAACTACATTACCAAGACGCTGAGGACCTTGGAAGATATCATCAATCAAAAGAATAGTATTAGAAGCAACTACATTATCAATATCTGCACCTTCATACTTCAAATAGAATGAAGTATTAATACCATTAAACTGTTCTGAAATATCATCATAAACATAGTTATTGTCATATGCATCAGTAAATGTAGTGGTGAACCCTGCACTCAATGCAGATCTTAAGAAGATTCTTCCACTAAATCTAGAACTAGTTGTAAGACCTGTATAATCAATTTCATTATTTGATGTGGCAGTAGATCCAAGTCCTACAGGAATATTTCCCCAAGGTGCTTCACTTAGATGAAGATTATTTTCAACTACACTGTAGTTGCCAGATTGTTTTACAATTTTTGTATTGTTGTTATGAGCAACATCAGTGGTTCCCATCCACCCTCTTCTCACTGTGAAGGTATTTGTATTGTTGTCAACACCAGCAATCAACATTACCTCATCGTCAATCCTAATCAAATTACCACCAAAGATAGAACTGACACCAACTACACTGATAACGGTAGTACCAACCCCAATGGCAGATGCAGTTGCTGTTGTAATTGCAGTTCCCACCATTGGAGACTGAATTGTTCCATTAATTGTAACTAATAATCTATTATTAGGTTCTAACGATCTAAAGATATGGGTGCTTCCTATTCCAACACCAGTCAATCCAACACCAATTGGATTGAACTGCAATGCATTTGTTGCTGAAGTGGCGACCCTCACTTTTTGATTATCTTGTTTAATAATCGTAATTCTAGATGGAAGAAGAGTTGTAGTTCCAATTCCAGGTCCAAAATCGGTTGGAGATATGCTAATAGAATTTGCAGGATTACCATCGGGGGGAACATACTCAACAACTTCTCCACTAACAAAATAATGATTTGTTAAATTGATGGTTCCTTCACCAACAGATACTTTAGTAGCATCACTACCATCAAACATAATGTTGAAGATATCTTGTGTTTGAGTCTTTATTGGGAACCCACGTCTCTCACCATCGAATAGATCACTAAAATCATCAATTGTTAAAACTCTGTTTCCAATAAACTCTTGATATTGTGCGAGGAACGGCAAGTTAAATAGGATTTCATTAGAAACCAAATTTCCATCAACATCAATAGTTTTTTCTCTACCAATATCAAAATCCTTTACAGTGTTAAGATTTACTGTCTGGGTCAAATCAGAAACTGCAATAAGAGTATTTAAATTTTGATTTGTAGAAATTCCACTTATGGATGGATCGTAAGAATCTACTGTTAATTCACTAAACTTTTTAAATCCTGCAGTATGGTTAAGATTACTTACCAAAGGATTCCACTTATCAAAGGTAATTGGAGATCTAACCGCATATGAGAAATACTGATAGTAATCATTATCATGAAGTCTCTGGAAAGACTCATTTGTCTTTCCTGTCGATTTTAAGAATCCTTTCTTTGTAATACTATTTGATCTAATCTTATAATTAGCACTTATTCCTTCTACCGAAGAAATAATTCCCTTATTTTGAGATGATTGACCAACAATTAAATCATTAGTATCAAAAGGTTGTTTTGATCTTAACTTCAAATATTCATTTCTAAGATCATATGATTGTACAATTCCAGTATTACCGTCTTGTGCAGTAACAACCTCTCCTCTTCTAAATGTATCTTTTGCAATTTCAATATCAAACGTTGGGAAGAATGGTTCTGGAGTTACTGTTCCAAATGAATCAAAAGCATCATAATTACCTGGAATCTCACCTGGAAGAATAAAATCGCTTAAATCATATGTGATAGTCGGCACGTCCCCACCATCGAATGAGTTAGCTGTCTCTACAGTAAATAATGCATATCCGTAATTAGCAGAGTTATAACCCCTACCAATGGAAGAATTGTCAATATTGGTATTTTCTACAATTACCTTATCACCTACTTTGAATGGGAAAGAATCATCATTAGCAAAGGTTACAGCAAAACCAACAGTTACTTTTTTAGAAATATTATTATATGCAATTGAATCAATTCTAATTCCGTTGGGGTTGTTTACTGGTAAGATTTTTGGAGTTACATTGTAAAGACCTGTGGTATTTCTAATAATTTCAACTTCTGTTTCACCAACTGTATATTCCAATTCAACTTCTGTATTAACTCTTCCAGTAAAACCATCAAGTACAATTAATTGTGGAGGAATAAAATAATTAGTTCCTGGATTTATAATTTTGACAGATTGTAATTTTGATAGAGGTTCAATTTTATATGTGTATGGGAATTGTGCAGAAGGTCTTAAAGTAACATCCGATGGATAGTCAAAACCAATATCAGTTAATACAACGTCATCAACTCTACCAATAGTAGTGCTTTCTGGTAAAAGAATTGCGTTAGTTCCAGCAATACTGACAACTTCTTTTACATATGGGAGTTTTCTATACCCTCTTCCAATGGAGTCAATACTAACATCTTCAATAGGTCCAATAGCATTTTCGGATGAAGATTTATAAGCTAGTAACGCTTCAAATTTATCGTACCCAGACCTTTCTGGAGTCTCATTGAGAGTATAACTAAATGTATTAGTTGTTACTCCACTGATAGGTGCAGATATTGTAAATTTACTTCTAACAATAGATAATTTATTATTGTTTACAATATTGAATTCATCTCTTAAAATACCCAATTTTGATATCGATGCTCCATTATATGTAATTGGAACCAAGTTATAATATAATTCATCTGGAACCTCGTCATCAATAATTAATTCAAGTTTAGCTCCTGGTTGCCCTATTACTCCCGATGTTTTTACATCAAAATCACCAACACTTCCTTCGGAAGTATAATATTCTGTAGTTAAGTCTGCATCGGAATAGAGGTAAAAATTAAATGCTGGTAGAGAGTTTGCAGTCAAAGAAGGATCCGACAAATCAAATATTACCGTAGAATTTCTAGTGCCGAATAATTCTGGATTAATTGAACTAAATTTTCCAGATGATTGAGTTGTAATGTCTATTATCTGAATTTCAGTATCAGATGAAATAACTTCATAATAAAAATCAGATAATTGAATAGTATTATCATCAAGAACGATTGCATAATATATTCCACCATTAACCAGTCCTCCTGGTGGAGATGAAGAAGATAATATGACTTTTTGTCCATTAACAAAATTATGCTGAGTAATATTAAATGTATTCTTATCAACATTAACATCAGCATCAACAAAAGTTTTGCTATTAGCAACCATTCTGCGATTTAGGTCATCATAAGCGATTGAAACAGTAGTTTGAATGCCAGCAACTGCTTCAAATGTAATACGATCCTGATCTAGGAGTCCATGATTAACTTTTGTAGTAACAGTAGCTGTCTTTTTCGATACATCGCCTTCAATTACAGAGATTGCGTTTGTTTGGAAGCTGTTGAGTTCTGCAGTACCATAATCAACAAAATTAAATAATGCTAATGGTGCTGAACCAACCCCAACAAATCCACCTGTACTGCCTACACCAACTTGCGCTGTTGAAATTCCAATTATATCTTGATCGTATACGGCAGCATACAACTTATCACCATCGTTTAGTCTATAATCTGTTGTTCCCGTAGATACTTTAATTCCATCGCCACTTTCTACACGATATGTGATTAAATCATTTGTAGAAAGAGCATGATTTGGTATATAAAGTCTGTGTGGATTAGTGCTTACTATCTTTCTTTCACTAGGACCAGCATCATCAATTAATCTAACTCCAGATTCGTTGGCAGTTCTTAAAATTGCAGAACCCTGAGTTGAATAGTAAGTAGTTCTAACTGTTCCCAATTCTACTTGAGCACCCCAAACATATACCGTTGGAGTTGTAAACATATTAATAGATTCGGGTCCAATAGAACCAATTTTCAATCTATGTTGTCCAGCACTAGTAGTTGCTTGGAAGGAATACCGCCTCCAATCATCGGAAAGAGTCACCTCCATAGAATGATAGGTTAGTCCATCCTCCAAAATTATATGAGTAATTTCTCCACCTAAAGATCCTTTTAAAAATACAGATACTGTGTATGTATCTGCAGATAGAGAAACTGTGGAAAACTGTAAACCAAATCCATCTGTTGCAATAGTTGTTGACGCAAATGATACTTTTGCTGCTTCTAAAGAACCATCTGGTGCAGCAGAATCAAAGTAATTAACGGTTCCTGTACCAACACCAACTGTATAATAGTCCCAAGCAGTTTGTAATGTTGGTGGAATTGGATCTGACCAAATAATTAAATTTTCTGAAGGTGTTATTACTGCTTGTCTTGGATCAAAATAAAGTTCTCTATCTATTCTATATTGTGTGGATGTCGTAAATCCACTATTGATAACAATTCTTCTTGGTCTTTCCTGTAAGGCTACTCCAGCAGTATGAGATGTAGATACATTATTGATATTGCGTTTAATTGTTACCCGAGAATCATTCGCATTTATACCGACAATTTTTACAAGTTCATTGTCAATTAAATATAAGTCGTTTATATCACATGTTGGGAAAATAAGATTTCCAGTAACAGAGATATTAGTAACAATACCCGTCTGTCCAGAAGTACCAATGGTCTGACTCAATGTAAGAATATTTGTAGACACACCAATGGTATATGTTCCACTAAGTTCCGTAGAAAGAATATTGATGTTTTGAAGAGTGACTACATTACCAGAAGAGAAGTCGTGTGAAGTACTTGCAAATCCAACAAATCTACCTTCGACACCAAAAGGTAAAAATTGAACATCTTCAACCGTATTTTGAGTGTATTGAATCTCTTCAACTTCTCTACCTTTAATTGCAGAAATTCTAGCAAATGCTCCCGATCCGCCAGTACCCTCACTGTCAAAAAATACACTGTCGCTTACAGTATAGTTATCTCCAGGATTAACAATAAAAAGTCCATTTACACCTCCTGGTGTAGCAGATTCTACCCGAGTGAATCCTTCGGTAAAAGCATCGGGTTGAATGAATCCTTTATATTTTGTTCTTGGATTGAGAAGACCAAGACATCCAGTATAACGTATCCAATCAGTTTCATTGATATCAAAAAAGTCCAAATTGGATTGTTGATCAAAATTCCAATCAATAATTCTATTTTTAAATGTTGGTCCGATTACATATGGGAAGATTGGTTTTAAGAAACCATTAAATGGACCACTAGAATCTGGAATAGAATTAACAGTACAGAAGTATGCATAAACTCCATTCGGAAATTCTGGTGTTTTACAATATCTTCCATTATGAAAATCTAAATCTCCATCACCAATATATTTGTAATCTTCAATAAAAGTACCAGGTGCAAAGTTTGTTGTGGAAGGTCTTTCGGCATCAATCTGCAGTGCCCAACTACTTTCAAGTCTTTTTACTGTACCACCCTCTTGATTTGCATATCCATATGGACCATAAATTGGATTACCATCATAAGCCCATCCAACAATTGGAGAGTGATATTTTAATGAATTGCTAACTAGATCATTATCAATATCATCTCTGTAAATTGTATTACCTTGTTGATCAATAGAAGTTGATAAGAGTTTTCTTCTTAACTCTCTTCCTGCATATGAATGTGTATATTGTAATCCTCTATTTAATGTTAACGCAGGTATTAAAATACCGTCATCCACATTAATTTTTTCTGCTTGAAATGTTCTTTCAAGATTATTAATCGTGAAAGATTTTATAATTGCAGTAAATTGTGCATTTGATCCAGTCGGAATAACCTGTACAAATGTATTATTTGGATTATATCCAGATCCACTGTCAAGAATAATAGTTTGTATGATTTTTCCATCTTCAATAACAGGCACAACAAGAGCACCAGAACCATCACCTAAAACTTTAATTTCTGGTGGTGAGTTATATGCTGTACCACTATTATTAATAACAATATCAAGTAGTCCACCATCTGTAGTAACAATAGGTGTCAACTGTGCATCTTTACCTGCCAATAAATTAAACTGTGGTTGGCGATTATAATTTAAAATTTCTTCAGATCCATAATTTGAACCCGAGTTTTTAAGAGATACTGAAATAATTTCTCCAGTAAATACGGGTTGTATTTTAGCATCAAAATTTTGAGATGCTGAAGTTGTAATTCCTAATGGTGCTTCTAGTTTTACAGTTATAGGTCTATATCTGTATTCATGTGTTCCAGTTCCAGAATCAGTTATTTTTACATATCTACTATTAATATAATTGTAATCTGCACCTATGGTTGAACCAGTACTAACAGAAATAAGTTCAGATAATCTAAAACTATTTTCGTCAATAACCTTTACATAATACTCTGATGTGGAAGAAATGCCTGAAGGTAGTGATGAATTGCTGTGATGAGTAATGTTGACAATTTCCTTATCAACATAACCATGCTTCTTAGAATTAATCCTACTATCAAAAATATCATAATCTGTTGATTTTACAAATATGGTTTTATTTGTGTAACCACTACCACCATCAGTTACTTCAACTGATCCAACCACATTCTTTTTACTAAAAGATACAATTCTTTGAAGACCGTCCCCATAAGAGGAAAATCCTACAGTATTAATACCGATAATTGCATCATCATAAGTGTTGTGTAATTTTATAACTACATCATCAACTTTTCTTACAAAGTAAATTGAATTATCTACTAAACCTTTGATATTATCTTGCCCATCAGTTTTATATACAACTTTCTCAAAATCTCTAAATTTGTGGAATGTACCAAATCCAATAGAATTTTCATTTACATTAACATTTTGATACAGACTGCCTGCGTTAAAAGTTTTTTCGTGAGTTACTTTTGTTAACTTGCACTTTGCAACAGCACCCGTACCATTTCCCCCAGAAATAGTAATTTTTGGTTCTTCAAGATAGTCAAATCCTTTATCAATGACATTGATTCTCGTCAGTGATCCTCTAACATTACAAACACCTTCTGCTCCAGTTCCAATACCTACCGTTGCTGCAGTAGAATCATCGCTGTCTTCTATTTCTAAAACTGGAGGATTTATGACATCATAATTTTTATCACCTGGAGAGGAAACTACAATTTCTTGAATCGGACCATTGTATAAAGTATCAGATGATTTGTAAGAACTGACTTCAACGCCATTCAAAAACATTCCTATTCCACCTGGTGAAATGGGGATATCTTTTTCATCTTGTGATTTGGAAACGGGTTTTTTGAACTTTCTTATGATATCTTGAGACAATAAAGATAGACCTTTATTTCTAGTCAATTCAAATTTATTGTTAAAAACTGTTCCAAATACGCTAACAAATATTCTACTTCTTATATTTGATCTACTTGTAGCAAGTCTTACTGTAGATGCATTAACTTTGTATATGAAGTATTGACCTTCAGCAATGTTTAAACCAAAATTATTATTGTAACTATAATAGACTGAATCTCCAGTTATAAATGCATTTGTTCCAATATTAATATCTTTTCCAGCAAACTGACCACTAAAGGTTACAGAAAGATCTTCTGCCTCAACTGGAGTATTATAGTAATCTGGTATAGATGGAGACACTACATAAGCGGCACTATCATTTTCTCCTTCTTGTGCAATGTATACATTCTGAACATTGGCAGAGATATCTTGTAAGTATTGATTTGTTGTAGAGCTTCCTTTTGATATTCCCTTTCTAATGCTATACTTGACATTTACCGTATCAATTTGGGATGTTAAGTTAATATCAAATACATTTTTATCTGATACTGCAATTACAAAGATATCATATTGAGATCCATCAGATCCTGTTACTGTGCCAATATCTCCTAATGTAAAAATATTCTCATCAAAAGTAGTTACTCTGTACTGTGCAGCACCATTAAGTTTAATTGCAACTTGCACCATAGACTCAATTTCATATTCTGGTGCTGCATTGACTATCCAACTAGTTACTGCTTGATCCTTACTATCTCCACCAATTGATACAATTTGAACCTCATCACCATTTTCATAGTAATAAGAATCTTCTGATTTATATCCAAGTTCTCCTAAAACACCACTAATTCTTACTCTGATCTGTTCTTCATTTTCTTTAATAGAATATGCATAATCTGGAGTTGTAACTTCTTCATTCAAGTTAAGTGCGACTGGACACTCTAGTCCAAAAAATTGAGTGGCACTTTTTTTAGTATATGGAATTTCATACCTGACATTATTATCAAAAACTACAACAGTACCCTCTGGGGTAAAACCTAAAGTTGAATCAACATCAAGATAAGTTTGTCCAACACCAACTGGATTTGTTATTTTTGTTTTGGGGTGAACCGAGAATTCAAAAGTTTCTAATTCTGGGTTATAATCTAAGCTTAATTTAAAATACTCTTTACCATCTCTAATCAAACTTTCAACATCAGTGATAGTTCCTGTTGCTTTTGGAATAACTGATGTTTCATCTTGGAATAGTGTTCTATTCACCAAGTCATTCGGATCTCCCTGTAAAGATTGGACAACCAAATCTCTAGTAATTCGATAATCTGCGTCAGAAGGTTGAATTAAGAAATCTCTTGGTTTTACAACTTGTACGTCAGTACCAAAAATTAACTTAAATAAGACATTAAAAGATCTATTAGATCCTTTTGAATTATAAAAATCTTTTAATCTAGCAACAACATTTTTTTCATTGATTTCGGAGTAAAAATCAAGATTGTCAAAACCTGGTGCATATTGACGTTTATATTTTTTGTAAAGTTCCGCTAAAAATAAAGAATTTATGTTGAAGACAGTGCTATCCACATCATGTGGAGATTTAACAGTTTCCACAAACCCAATATCTGCAGAATCATTATCAAAGTATGATGTAATTCCAGAAAAACCTCTACTACAACCTTCAAAACTAGTTGAGGTCTTGGTTTTATAAAAAATTAATTCTTCACCAATTTGAATAATTGAATTTCTATCAGGAAATCCTTCAGTGGAAGATACTTTTACAGAACTAGTGGTAAAACCAACATCACTTGTTGTTTGAGTGCTAAAAGTAAGTTCTGATAGATTATTTAATTTTACATATTCGTCAATATTATTGATAATGTCCAAGCAACCACCAGGACTTTCTAGACCTTTGTAGTATTCTTCTAAAAATCCAACAAACTCTGGATATGTATCCCTCACATACTCAGGAACTTGACCTGAGACTAAGTTAAAAATATTTACTCTGCTTTTTTTCATATTCCTAGAGTCTTATGTATTGTCCGTTAAGGTAGCTGGAAGAAGAAATATATTGTGATCCAGAAAGATCAATTCCTGAGGAAATTACATCTGATACCATTTGTATGGATGATAAAGATGTATCTAACTGAAGATAAAGGTCCTGTAATCCGATAATATCATTAGACTGTGATAATGAAGACAGTTCAATAATCGGATCTCCAAATTTTGTTTTAGAAGTTGCTGATATTTCTAAGGAGTTTATTCTTATTTCCCCTTTTTTATAATCAATTGTTCCAATATTGTCACGAACAACAACTGGTTCTCCCGTTGAATCTAATTTAAATAAGAATACAGTGCCAGTATCACTATCGCTAGGTGCATCTGATATATAGACAGTTCCCGAGATACCAGGAACTGAGAATCCACTACTTTTTATATTATATCCATCATCATTTTTAATGTAAAATTTGTTACCAAAACAAACTTCATATTCTGATGGATCATTTATTATTATTTTAAAATCTCTTCTAATAGCAACGTTTGTGATATTAGAAGTTATTGCATTTGAAGAATCGTCTATCAACTTCAAAAATTTACTGTATTTGAATCTAGAACCATATCTATTTAACTCATCAGATTTAGCAAAAGATTCTACATTTTTTTGAACTAGCGCCCTAATTTTTGAAGAATCACCAAGGTTTTGGTTGTAGTACACATTAGATTGATACTCAATGTAAAGATACTTGAGATCAATAAATTCTGGAATAATTCCAGCAACAGCATAATTCCTTAGAGACGTTTTAATATTGTCTTTTACTATATTTGGTAAATATGATCCATTTTTTGGTTTTACTGTAATAAAAACTTTTCCATACTTTGGTGGATCAAGTTCTTCCCCACCGAACACGGATACAGAATCTGCTTCTGGATATATTTTGGGTATTAACGCTTCGTAATCAGATGCTGTAACCGCTCTATTCTGAGATGCATAGACTCTAGGAGCAAGTTTTTTAATGGATTCGACTGATTCTATAGCAGCACCATCTCCCGCCGCTTCTACGGTCGTTACGAGGGGTGCTATGACCTTTACTGGACTACCATTGTTATCAAAGAATCTACCAGAGAATCTAAATGAATCAATTCCATTTCCTTTTTCACCGTTAGTAACAACATAATTGACAATGATAAAATTATCATTCTTTAACTTACTTCCGAAAGATCCATCACCAAAAAGTAATTCATATCTTTGATCTTCGATCTCATTGATGAAAAATACATCATCAGTTGGTTTAACATCAGTTAAATTATTTGCAAACTTATATACTCTTGTTATATTACTATTCTTACTTTCTCTTACTTCTACTCTAATCAGATTAGTATCAATATTTGGATTCTGTAGAATAAATCTTTGATTTTTATTATTGCTATCTACAACAAAAGTATTTTGTACGTATGCTCCTTCATAGATATCAACACCATCAAAGGACACTAGACCTTGAGACACTGGAGACGTTATATCTTCAGGAATAGAGTACACATAACTACGACCACCAAACGTCACCGCAGAGGTCGCTACAATGCCCTTACGGAGCGTTACCGACACTGGGTTAGTAGAGAATGACGATAGATCAATATAAAACGATATAGACGCTCTGGACGCTGTTACAGATCGTGGAAGATATCCAAGATTTCTTGCTAACGATACAACATTCTCTCTCAATGTTGCACCATCTAAGAATACCTCATTACTGAGCATATTAGCATTATATGCACTAATATAAGTGTTATATGCTAATGTATCTAAAAGTACAGTAAAGTTAGATCCTTCAAAATCATAGTCAGTAAATTTGCCATCTGCCCGCAGATAGCTCTTTATTGATGCTTTGATTTCGTTAAAATCTAAAGAGGCTACGTTGACTAGTGACATTTATCGTGACGGTAGTAATACGAACTGCAATTGTTGGGCTTGAGCATCAATTCCAACGATAAAATACTTTATTGTCACATCCATTTGACCTAGATCATAATTTGGAACTACTTTTACTAATTCTAATTCAACTCTAGGTTCATTCTCTTTAATTACAATTTCAATTTCATCTTGTAAACTCTTTGCAGTAAAAAAGCTTATATTTTCAAATAATAATCTATTGACAGCACAACCAAAATCTGGATCAAAAGGTTTTTCTCCTTGTATGGTCAAGACCAGATTTTGAACCGCTCTTGATATTGCATATTCATTTTTCAAAATAACTAAGTCTCGCGTCAAAGGATTTCTCTTTAACGTGAGACTTATATCTCTAAATCCTATACTAGTGCGATCAAGCGGCATGATATTTATTAAATGTTTGCCTTATCACTTATTTATCACACTTTTTATGAACTTCAGTCTTCCAAACGCTCCAGATAATCGGTCTCTGGAGAGTGAAGTTCTTCTTTCTGCTTTGCACGACGTTTTCTTGCTGCCATATCGAGATATTTGTCACTATCAACCTCTGTAATTAGGGTCATTCCCTCTTCAATGAAGATTTCTCCCTTATCGACCTTGTGATAATTGCCCATTTTTTGCTCCTTAGTTGAATTTTGGAACTTTTAGAGGGGTTACTATCCCTATTGTGTATCAAGAGGTCTGTTTTCTTGTGATTTGTAGGTCTCAATACCCTCTTTTTCACGTTCTTTTGCTGTTTTCCAAAAATATTCTTCCTCACGACCCATACCAAGTCGATCAAAACCGTTCTCAACCGAGTAAAATTCTGTAGAAACCTTAAAATCGGGCATTTTTGGTTCTACAGGAGTTAAACTATTGTCAAAAATACGCATTCTGTTGTTTGGATACAGTGCATACTGCCCATTTTCGAGTTCAATGAGGTTGTGTGACTTGTGCTCAGCGGGATTTTCGCTTGTTGCATAGTCAATAACATCAGGATCTTGATGATAATTGTCTATTGTGCAAATATATGTGCCTTTTTGTATTCCATGGTCTCTAGTATATAGTTCAAAGTCCATCGACCCAATAAATTGTTTACAAATGGAGACAACGCCATAATCCATACAGTTCCAAAACTGTAAATTTGGAAGATTCATGTCTGGATCTGGTAAAACAGGATCAGAGAGAAACGCGCTGATAGGCAGTTTATCATACATTGCTGCATATTCAGGCAAATACGTCTCAAAATAAAAAGCACGTCCAGGAATCGACTTTGCCGATACCCAGACGCCTTTAACAAACTCACCATGCCCAAATTGGTGGTCGGTAAGGTATTCTTTACGAACCCAAACTTCTTGAGATGGGAGATTGCAGATTAAAGCTGCCATAACAGTAGTTTTTAACTACTACTATTTACCGTCCTTGTCCTCTGTAACGCTTTTTAGCCGAGTTACGCGAGGTGGCAGCATATTTTGTATGCTGTCCGCTTCCCTGACGAGTTTTTTTCGGGGTAGACTCGATGAACTGAGTGCCCAAAAGGGACTTTTTAACTTTTGCCATAATAATTACTCAATAGGTTCTAGTTCAAGATCGGAAGGTTCAAAGTCAGCACCTTCATAGTACTGCATAGCAAGTTCTTGAAGGATTTCTGCTGCTTCATCAAAAGGGATGTCAGAGTAAATCTTACGTCCCTTACATTTGATATTAACTCTTTGCATATCAGATAACACGGGTTTTCTCGTGACCGACACGAATACGAGGGTCACACCAGGTTTCAACACCTGCTTCTTTAGCATCCAGACAGAAGGAGACATCTTCTCCGCACATATCTTGAACACCGCCAGATTCAAAGACCTGCATCTTAGGAGCGAACCAAGGATACTCAAGACGCTCAAAGACACCCTTACGGATCATAACCCATCCAAAACCAGTGTAGTCCACGGTGAATGGTTTACGACGCTTTGCCATGGAATCGACAGTCTCATGATTCATAACACCACCGTTCTTGCGGAAGTCTTCTTCATCAAGCCAGTGAGCAACAGAGGTAGTCATCCCATCTTCGGTGGCATACCAACCAGCTGCGATCTCTCGCTCAGGTTGCTCGTTTCCGTCTTTGTCTGGACCAGGAACTGCGAGATCACAGAGTTGCCAGAATTTTTCAGTGTTGAATACAATATCATTATCAATCCAGAGTTGATAATCATAAGGAAGTTTACCATCCCAGGGGATCTGATTAGGACCACGCAGAACATTTGCTCCAAGGCACTTGCAACGTGCAAAGTTAACCATAGAGGAATAATCCTGAGAGATCTGAATGGTCATTTGGTTCTGCACCAGATCAAAGCAGAGTTGAACAAACGACTTCAGGAACGTGTAAGAACAATTCCTACCAGGAAGGCAGAATACAATCTGCTTACCCTTCATACGTTCTTTGATGGCCTGATAGTCCCACTCTTCTTTTGGTTTAGTAGGTGCTGATGCTTTTACAGTAAATCCTTTTGCCATGAGTTTAGATTTTTTTCAGTTCAATTATAACAGATTATGTATGTAATGTCAATACGAAGCATCGGCAACCACAGTGTAGTCAACCGTAAGTTCTTCATATTCATACCGTGTTTGATCGATGTTCCTCCATACAACTAAGAAGTCTTCTTCGCTTAATTTAGCATATTCAACCTTATTCTCTTTGTCGTAGATATGGTAAATCTTTGTATCCATTATTACTTAATTCGTTAACAGATTATATATGATTGCAAGTAGAAATCCGAGGGGTACGAGCAGTACCTTTGGATTACGGATAACCAAACCTACAAAAATAACTCTCCACATATTCCAATAAGGTTTTTGTGACATAACTAGTTGTTCAGTTATCCAATCACAGTATAGCATATAATGGATATTATCAACGGTAAATACGCCAAATGTCATGGGGTGTTTAAGAAAAAGGATGTCGATGAAATTCGTAAACAAGTTGATTGGCAGTTTGAAAATAACTTACATCCACATTGTATTGCTGAACAATCCTATAAGAAGCAAGGTGAGTTCTTTAAAAGTCCTACAACAACTGAGAGCTTTATCAATTGTCATGGTCTGATGACTTCTGGAGAACCTCAGATGTATCCATATGACATAGAGATCTGGAATACCTTCACAGTCACTATGTGTCAAAAGGTTAGAAAATATTTGGAAAAAACTAATCCAAAACTTTTGGAAAGACAATGGGAATACAAAGAACCTTGCATTAGTGGTTATAGCGTCTTCCCTCATTCAGTCTATGCAATGAAGTGGAGTTCTACAGAGAGATTCCGTAAACATCGTAAACTCTCCTTCTCAAATCATGATTACCCTCTGCATTGGTCTGGTGGATATAGATTGAAACTCACCAAGGATATCAAATACAAAAATGATAAATTCATAAACGTTATATACTACCTCGACAAAGGTACGAAGTTTATCACAGACTCTCAAAGAAAGGATCTCAATATCTTCGATGGGGGCACCGTAGTAAAACCCTCCAAAAATTTTAGAACCGTTCAAAATAATAAAATCTTCAAAGATGAAAGTGAGAATAACTCCGCATTTATCTTCACAGATCATGAATGGTCATTAGCAGGAGAGAATCTTACCGCTATTGTCTTTACCTTCGCAATCTTCTCCGAGAATCGTCATTCTAGTTGGATGTATCCTAGAGTGGTAGACTATGAGAATCGCATGAAGCGTCGTTGCAAAAACTCTATAGCAGTCTCTCAGTACATCTTATCTGAAACTGGTAAGATTCATAAGTGATGGGTGTGGACTATTAATCAATCGTTGTTCAGACGAGAGCGCCCAGACACCCTCTTTATATATCGACCCCTTCGCTCAAAAAATTTTGGGCGAATTTTTTTATATGCAATCGAAATCACTCGCTCGATCTGTCACCTCTGTAGGTTAGGGTAGTTAACCTTTTTTAATCGGGGGGGGGGCAGGGGCACACATTAGTATATCTTATCATACCCATAGACTGCCATAACGAATGCTAATCAGTGCCAATGGACACTCACGAATGTGGCACACACTGCCGAAACCCACTGCGCCGCAAGGGATCTCAGCGACTGTGCCAATCCACGAACTGCCATTGTTTCATTATATAACGCAACAGTGCCACAAATATATCTGTCCACCCCTCCAAAACTGTCACATAATGAAATATAAAGAAAGACAAAAAAAAGCGACCCATAAGGGTCGCTGATCTGTGGAGAATTCTGTGGAATCTGTGGAATCAGAGCGCCTTTAATAGGTGCGCCCAGTACGGGATCCCTCTATAGGTTGCCGCCCTGGGGGTGACCCATTGTCCGTTGATCAGGGTCGCCAGCGCATAAGGTTCGCCGCTAGGGGTTCTCCAGACTGTTACGGGTTCCCCTGTGACCCGATTGTGGGTTTTAGCGATCTCGACCGCTTCCGCAAGGTCGCAGCACCAGTCGCACTCATACCAATCAACCTGATGCGCCTGAGCAGGCATCACAACAAAATGGCAGACCCTGGCGCGGTTCAGATCGCTTAGCGCCTGCAGTTCGGTTCCTTTCGGTTCCATTGTTTCCATAGTGGGAGAACTGTTGTTCGGATCCATTCTGCCAGATCTCGATTGATTGGCAAGGGTCACACGAGACCTTTATGGATGCGCCTGTAAGCGACCCAGGTGATCGCTTGCATCTGTCCTGGGGTGATTGTCTCCTTTGTAACGCCTGAGGCGATCTCAGCGGCGCGACAATAATCCGCCTGAATGTTTCTAAAGGTCTTAGAACTTATCGAGGGAACTTCTGTCACACTGCTGACACTTCCGTTCCAAATGTTAAAAGCATGTCCGTCAATACAGGGCGACTCAGTGTTTCCGTTGTGGAGAATGTTTAGGTAAAAAGCAGTAACTTTCTGCCCCTTCAAAATGTTACAAATAGCGTCGGAATCTAGGTCACCCATAAGGATCGCGATTGCCTTTGCTTTGTTCTTCTTAAAGGTGCAAACTTTCACCTCAAAAGGATCAAGATCGGCACGGATTGCCTTTGCTAAATTCTCACAATCAATGCAATTTCTTTCCCACTTATTGTTTGGAGATATTGCCGCCATTGCGCCTGCGATCTGCTCAGGTGAGAATTGATATTCTGCGGCAATTCTTTTCACAATTCCGTGGGCGTTAGAATACCAATCCATGCCGATCTGGCGGTCTAAAATGTTCGCTTGGAAGAACATTCCTAGGATCGCGTTGTGGGATGCCATGGTGAGAACCGTTGCGGGAGAAGGGGTCTGGCGGGGCAAGGTGTGAAGAACCCTCGCCCTGTTGATCACAAGGTAGGCGGGATTGACCGACCGCGCAACGGGTCAATTCCGAAGAGATTCTGAGTCTTCCTTTCGTGACATCCACGCAACAAAATGTGAATTAAAGGTTGCGTTAAGTGTTATTAACTTGCGCTTGACGTTCTGGCGGCGGGTGATAGGTGATGCTGATCAAATCTTATTGAGAATGAGAATCAATTGCATTGCACCCACCACAGACTCTTGCAATTGATTCTCAATATCAACAGGACAATCCTACGACTGTCCTATGTGACGCTTAGGCAACTGGACCAACCAATCGGCATCGCCCATCAGATCGACCCAGAAGTGATTGCCACGGTTGGCAGAAGTGAGGAACAACCGATCCCCATGATCCTGCTCAACAATGCACACGGGATTCCGTGACATTAAGTTACAGAATCTGTTCTTCGCTTTAGAAGACAGGGGTTTAACTGATGCTACGCGCATGGGTAAATCCGTGAAAAAAACCGAAGAAAAAACCGTGTGAATCACGGTTCCCATACTATACATGATCCTGTGTGAGAGGGAAGATCTATCAAGAGAATTGATAGATTTTGATACAGTATGAGAACTGTGATTGAGATGTGCGCGTTATCGCCCGCGTCTAGTCGAGATTTCTGACGCGCACATCTAGTCGAGATCTCAGACCGCGACTTTCTGCAGAGTTTCTGCCTTGATTTGCTCGTTCACAAAACGACCTTTGCTCACGGCAGAATTGAAGGCAGTGCAGAACTGCTCAACATCCGAGACAGAATAGGTGTACTCGCGACCACCAGTGAAGGTGACGAGCACGTTACCATCAGCAGTGGTGCTGAGGGACTGGATGGCGCTAGAGGTAAAAGCGTTGATCATAATTAAAAAAAGCGATTGAATGTTGATGTGTTTTGAGCGGGATGCATCACCCCCGCTTGTTATCCTTATTGTACAGGCATTAGACCGACAGGTGTCTTCAATTGTGACACTTTGTTAGGTGTCTTTTTTTGCTGTTCCATCCAGCGATCGAAGTGCCTGATGTCAAACGATTCTACACCATCCATGATCACATCCGTGACCTTTGCCTTAAAGCAGGAGACACAGAATGCCTTGATGCCCCATAGCACGATCATAGGATTGACGAACTGGGGGATGCTGATGCGGAGGTTGAAGGTGACGTAACGCATGGGATCAATAGCGGCGGGAGGTGTTCATGGGGACCATTTTAAAGTGCTGCCTACGTGGGTGTGCTAGGTCTTCGATCTCCTGGAACCGATCTGCCAAGTGATTAAGTTTCTCTTTAGTTGCCTTACGGCGCTCCCTGCGTGAGAGTTCTTTGAGTGCCCAATAGATCTCATGCAGGGAATCTTTGCTGAAGTAGACGTAGCAGTTCTCTGCTTCGTGCTCTCTGGTTTGAACGTATCCCATGGTGGGTGGGTGTGAACTGAACACAGTATTGCTCGGATCAAGGGGGTTAACCGCCCACATTGTGCCACTTGGCAAACTGGTTTTTTTGATTGACGCCAAGTAAAAAAAGCTCTATGATTGGGGTAGAGCCTATGGTCAGTTACATTATATTTCAATGTGTTGACACACGCTTTCCCCCATGTGCTAGGATGGAGGTAGAACCTATTTTTAGGTAACAAAATATAAAAAAAAGACCCACCCCTCTTCCAAAGGTGGGTCTATGGTGTGTGAGTGGGACTTACGGGTCTCCCGTCCCTGCCCAGTGGATCATACTTCGTCCCAGGAGTCAATCATTTCGGGGTCTTCCTCTTCGGGGTAGTCTTCCTTCAGGATGTCGTAGATCTCATCGATCAGGGCATCGGTGCGCTCCATGTTGTGGGTCTCTGCAACCCACTCTACAGCATCATGAAGGGCAGGGTCGGTGTCGTCACGGAAGGCGCGGAGACCGCTCTGCCAATCGATGTCGTAGATCTCACCTGGTGCGTCTTGGATCTCAAGGAGGATGTCGGACATTGTTCTGTGGTGTGAACTGATCTAATCATACATGATCGGGGGGCGTTGCAACCCCCCAAATCTTAAGATCACATGAAGACTGCTGCCAGGCGGTCACGCTTGCGGATCTTGCCGCTGGTGATGTGCCACTTGGTACGCTTCAGGGTCTTGTGGTGCAGTTCCGCCCAAAGCACTCCATCGGATTCCATGTCACACATGATGGCGTGGATGGTTCCCTTGTGGCGTCGTGGGTCCAGACCAAGAGACTTGACCAGTTCACTACAGGTGCTGGGTCCGTTGTTGATGAGAGCAGAGCGGACCTTGGTGCGGATGATTGATGCGAGCATGTCATTGGTGGGTGACTTGAACAATCAAACAATAACACGGAGGCGACCCCTGACAACGGGTCAAACCTTAAGATAAAATGTACTTATATTCGAGTTGCTTAATACACCATCCAGAGGCACATGTCAACTCCTCTAACAAATCTTCATCATCACTTGCATCCCACGTCGTTCCGATATAGGATGAAGGTAGACTCTCTTCTGTCTCCTCCTGGTCCTTTGGTGTCCAGTCGTCATCATCCAGACTGCAATCAAATGCAATATCCGTGATAAGATACTTCATGACGCCTCCTGTGGTGTGTCACCATATGTTACCTTAACACCATCATCCTCTAATAACTCAGGATAATAATCTTCTGCTTCTGTGATTAGTTCTTCTAATGTATAATCATCGAAGTTACCATTCAAACTATCATAAACGTACTGTTCCATTGTCTTCCAATCCATCCCATCGATGATGTTCTGGATCATTGCTTCTTGCAACTTGTCACGATCAATGATGTTGTCAGACATGATGATGAATGATGATGATGTGCTCGTCGAGATTTGATGATGATATGCTAGACGAGATCCTCCGCTAATCCATAGTCGAGAGTCACTTCGAGATCTGCACACCGTGCCTCGATAAGACCCCACACTTCGGCAGGGTCCAGGTCCAGGGCTTCAATCCAGAAGTCGATTCGTTCCACTGCGTTCATGCTGCCTCCTGTGACTGTAGCATAACTTGCTCCTCTACAACCTCATCAACACATTCTTGAATGACTTGATAGATGTAGTCAATGTTGCCCACATCATCAAAGATTCGTCCTAGCACTTCGGGATCTTCTACATGGTCATCATAGGAGATCTCACCGTGCTCATCCTTCAGGTGACAGTCTTCCTTGGTGTAAATCCATGCTGCACAGTATGCAGTTTCACCCTGTTGTTCGATGAGAGTGTTGACTCTATCTTTCAGTTGCTGGAGTGTGTAGTTCATGCTGCCACCGTGGTGAGTGTGGGTTCCTCACGAATCATATCATACTCTACGGTGTTTGTGTCACCCCATCCCAACTTCCAGCACTGCCATCCCCAACCAGGAGAGAACAGGTAGCACCATTCCTCACCCAGGGTGTCATCCAGGAACTCATCAAATGTGGATACCATGATCTCCACTTCTTCACCGCGTTCGGTGTAGTATTGTGGTCCTGGTTCTTCCTTCTCAATATCCATCATCCAGGAACCATCAGGGTGCTCCATGTAGATGACCTCTTTGGTCCCGTCTGCCTTGATGATCTGACGCTTGAGCGGTGCAGAATCCCAGGTTTGCGTGGTACGCAGGGAAGACATCCCGCCCCCATCGATTAATTCCTGGACCTGCTCCTTGGTCTTGTAGTACTCCTTCAGGATCCGTCCGTTGTTCTGGATGTACCCATCGTAGTGGCAGTACACGCTGATGATCTGGTCAGGTGCGATTCTGAGTCCGATGCGGGAACGAGTGCCCATGAGTCCGTGGTGGTGAACTGCAACCATCATGCCCC